TACCCAAGGCAGGAATGCAATATCCAAACCATCGAAGTTTACCACTTGGGGTTCTTCGTATATGGTTAGGTCATTAGCGAACAACTCACGAACCGAATTGACTTCGTTGGTGTTTCTAAAGTACACATCGTGGTTTCCGAGAATGCAATGCATCTCAATACCTTCATCACGAAGTCTATCCATAAACCGTGTTCGTATTTGACTGAGGATATTGAAGTTGACAAACTTCCGTCTGTCCATCAAGTCCCCTGCGTGTATGACTGTCTTTATATCATTCTCTTTGAGATATGGAAAAAACACATCATCAAAGAACTTCATAAAGTAATCAAAAAATAATTGTGAGTCACCTCGCGCCGAAAAGTGGGTATCGTTAATCAAGCAAATTTTCAAAATATTCTCCATCATTTAAATATTCAATTGCTGTTTTCAGATATTCGGCATTATCAAAAAACATTCCTATACCTATATTGCAATTTTTACATAACAGTCCTCGGACTTTGTTCAATTTATGACAATGGTCCACACCTAGCCTTTTACCAGTTGGACATTCCTTTTTACAAATAGCACAAACTTTATTTTGACTTTCATTTAAATTATTATACCCATCCAGTGATATACCATATTTTCTTTGCAATTCTTTGTCTCGTAGTTTTTCTTTGTTTTTTTCATAATATTCTTTAACTCTTTGTTTTGTTTCTGGTTTATTGTTATATTTGTTGATATGGTTTTTTCTTTTCTCTGGATTGTTTTTTAACCATTTTTGTTTCTTTTCTTTAGTTCTATATGGAGCCATTAATTCATCATTATTTAATTTTTCCAATCCTTGTTTGATGCTACATTGAACACATCCACAACTAGACACATATTTCTCATATAAACCGCACAATTTACAAGATGTACCACTTTCATATGTTTTTTGTCCTTCTTGTTTTGCTTTTGTTCTATTTAAATTAGATTTTTCTGGATATTGATTCGCCATTCTATTACCACCTCCAAAATGTATATCATATGTATAAATTTTGGTGCTTTCACTTACTTATCAGGGATATCTTCACTCTTGTCATCCTCTAAAAGTTCATCAAGTTTCTTCTTCTTTGATTTCTTCTTCTTTTTTGGTGTAAATTTTTCAATATCATTTTCATTCAACCGAAAATGTTCGTACATCGCTTGTTTTGTTTCCTCTGCATTACCCAACTTAGACGTATCAAAATAATTCTCTTTAAACCAATCCCGAATGACACCATCATTTGCATTCTCTAATAACTTGAACTTCACATACGCCTGCTTCTTCTCTTTTTCTATTCGTCTAAGAAATGCATAATAAATAATCTGTGTAAAATATGAAAATGGATTCTTTGACTTCTCTGGATTAAAATTATGTGCATACATCAAACAATTTTCAATTCCATCTCCTATCATCTCTTCTCTATAAGGATAGTTGATAAAATTCGGTTTATATGATAAATGTTCTGCAATGTTCAAAAAACATTCACCAATATATTCAGTAATTGGCGGACGAGATTCGCCACATGACTCTGCTTCAATGACCAATTCTTTCCATGCAACCATTGCCGTAAAGAAGTCTTTGTTGTTAACATAATCATTGGTGTCATCTCGTTTCTTTTTTGCCATCTATGGTATCATCCTTAATATCTTTCATATATCATATCAACGCTATAGAAAAATTCAACAAAATGTTTCGTTTTTGTGTTGACAATTTTACATTTCTTGTTTATTATCTCTGTGTTAGCGAAAGCAAAGATCTATTAGTACTACTTAAAGTAATCTTTAAGGTCCGGGGACCAATCCGTCCATTCGTTCCCGAAGTCTTCGTCCTTTTGTCTTTCTTCATCATCACCATGATAATCAAAGGTTTTTGGTATGTTTATGTTGTTCCCAGATAGATTATCGATAAAATTTTGAATATCTTCCATTTCAATCAATCCTGCATCAACCAATGACACTAATGATTCTGGTGGCATAAACATTGTAAAGGTGATAAGATTTCTGATGTCTTCTGGAATATTAGGATTTAAATCTTCTGTTGGTACAGCACCACCGTTTTCTAATTCATTTTCCATTTCAGAAGAAAAATCGTTTATCATATCTTCAAAGATGTCATATAAATTATTATCTTCTTTGGGCGGAAGTGGTTTGGACAAATCAACAATTTTTTTAGGAGGCTTATTTCCCACATCTTCCCTTTCTTTTTCTTTATCATATAAGTCAATAACGTCGTTATCGGGAATTAAAAATGTAGCAATATAATCCTTTGGAATTTTTGTTTCTATTTCGGTCGTATGGGACATCCAACTTTTTAAAACAGTTAATTCTCTTTCTTTGCCATATGGATCTGTAAAATATCGATGAAGGAATATCATTGGTCTTTCAATTATCATTTTATCTTTCGTCTGACCGTTAATTTTGGTGATAATCTCTTCTCCGCTTCGTAGTTTTAGAATTCTATATGACTTGTTCATTTCCATCCTCCTTTACAGACGAACTTTGACGATATTAAAAGAGAAGTTCTCTCTATTATATATCTTTATTCTCTCGCCAAAATGTTTCATGGTGTGATTTACATACTTCTTATATTGAAGATTGTCGCTGATGTCGTAAAGTTTTACTAAATCTTTTGTATCTGATTTTCTCAAACCTCGTCCTATTGACTGGAGAACACGAATTACAGATTTAGATGGGGATGAGAAAATAATGTTATGAATGTTTTTGATGTTAATTCCTGTTGAACAAGTACCATAAGATGCAACTAGAATAGCGTTTTCTTCCTCATCGATGATGTGACGAATTTCTTCTCTCTGCTCAGTTTCAGTCCCACCGTGGATCAAAAATACTTTTTTATTTGGACACATTTTCTTTATGTTTTCGTATAACGGGATACCATGCAATTCAACATAATTGAAAAGGAGTAAAGTATTACCTTTGATATTACATGAAAGATTTGTGATGAATTTGTTTCTCTTTTCATTACCAATTATCCATTTCATTTCGTCTTGATATGAGATTCGTTTCACTTCTTGAATTTCATTGACAGCGTATTGTAGATTGATACACTCGATATCAAGTTTAGATAAAAGATTCTTCTCTATGAGATGTTTTGTACTCGTAACGTTGAAAACTCGACCGAAGAGTCCCTCTATCACCAATTTGTGTGTTTGAGAGTCGTCTAGCGTCCCTGTAGTCCCCACGCGGTAAGGACAGTCCTTTAGTTTACTCATGATACTTGTGAGTGATTTTGCCTTGAATATATGCACCTCATCCCCAAACACTGCGCCAAATTGCTCAAAGTATTTTTCGGACATCTTGTGTAAACTTTGCCACGTTGATATTACTACCTTCTTTGATGTATCTTTGTCCTGACCTGCGAATATAGTATGACAGTTGTTCTCTGTGTTCCACTTATTTCTAGATGAATAATCCAAGAAATCATTATACATTTGAGATACCAACCCCGTAGTAGGAACAACGACTAGAATTTTTTTATTAGAAGGAACAATAGATTCATAGTAACGAATGAGAGTGTATATAATTAGGGATTTGCCGCTACCAGTTGGGGAGAGCAGAAGACATCTTTCTTTGTTTATTGCATGTGTAATTGCATCTATTTGGTGATTGTGTGCTTTAATTGCATTCCCACCAGAAACTGGTTTGATAATCTCATCAACATATCTCTGAACATCCTTTTCAGAAACGGATGATATAATAGGAACGCAATTATTATCAACAGTGTAATTTCGTTCTTCTGCAAATTTTAGAACATAATCTAACAACCCAAAATATATTTTTTGAGTGTGTATATTATAAAGTCGGATATGACCGTCCCATAGTTTATTCTTATATGCAGGTGTGTATTGGTAATTAGGAATAGCAAATGTGAAATAATCACTCATCTCTTTTGCGGTTCCTCTGTCACATTGTACTTTTATGTCAACCGAATTGACTTTAGTTATTTCTAAGTCACTCATACACCACTGGTAAACTTGAGCCAATCAATCGTCGATCTAATAGACCATTGTCTATTGTTAATGATTTTAATAACATTCTCAAGATAGTTTACTTTTTCCCTTTGAAGTAGTATTTTGTTAGTAGAATGGATAATGTCATCATCTGCAAGCATAAAACGGTCTATGTCCGTTTTTAGTATATTCAAACTAAAAGGTTCCCAATTCCTATCATTTAGTTCTTCTTGGCTCATCTTACCTGTGTAGTAAAGCCATTTATCACGTTTAAGTTGATTTATGTCTGATTCCATTTTCCCGAGGATTAACTTTTCATCGGAGAATAGGATCAGATATTTGTTGTGGAGTTGAGGAGTTTTCATTGATTCTATATCAAGTTCCGTCTCGTCCATTACCAAATCTTTTTTTGCCATATTTCTAAGTTCATCGAGTGTCAGTGTCATGGTGCATTTATTATACCCTAGAACAGTCAAATGTCAAGTTTTATAATGCAGTGATATTATAAGAATCATAAGTAAATGTTGCGCTTGCAATAATAGGTTCATTATCCATAGAAGACGAATTAAATTCAATACCAGTTAATGATGTTGGAAATGCGTTCTTAAATCTAACCTCATAGTTTCTTTTATATGCACTGTTCATTACAGTAAGTGATATGTCTGAAAAGAAATCTCCATAATCAATTACAGTGTCCCAACTTTCCATTGCGCCTAAAGATTCTAACCATCGGAACACCTCTAACCAATTTTTCATTTCTTCATCTACCATAAAAGATACAGATAGATCTTCAAAACTATAGCGTCCACCAACCAATTTGGGGTATGTACCAAATGGAGAAGGTTGTTCTGCTGGAGTTAAATTTAATGCTGGAATGCTAGCCGTCTGACAGTGATAGGTAACAGTTGGAAGTCTTGTTATTTCCAATTGAAAATAATTAGACGAGAGATAATTATTTGTGCTTGGTTGTCTTGGGTTAGACACTTGAGTAACATCTGGCATACCAGATCCTGTATATCCGTGTGACATTTATATATCTCCTAAAATATATAGGCAAAAGAAAAGGGAGTCCCGAAGGACTCCCTTGATTCTTTACGAGTTTACCAGTCTAATCAGGCGGTGTTGCCATGGAGGTTATTGATGGTCATTAGTCTGTAGTAGACGTTCTTACCAGAACCAACACTGACTGCTGTACCATCGTCATGTGCGAATGGGTTTGCAACCATACCGTAACGAGTCTTGAACCCGATCTTTGGCTGGAAGGTGTTCTCACCAACCGCACGCACCATCTGGAGTGGAACGTATGGGCAGTAGAAGAGTCCAGCATCGTATGGTGAAGAACCACGGTATCCGACACATGCGAAGTTCACATCTGATGTACCAGCATCATTTGTGGTTGCAGTGTAAGGATCAATGTAAACCTTCATCTTACCGTTGAGTGTACCGACGAATGTGTTGCCGGTGTCATCAACATCAAGACTGTTGTTGAGTGCGGGAGAGAGTTGCAACCAACCACCCATTGCGAGTGCTGAAGCAACGTCTGAGGAGCAGACAACGAAGTTACCCTTACCGCGACGTGTTTGCTTGGCGATTACGTTTGCTTCTCGCTCTAATTGGAACATAAGACCACGGAATCGTTCTGCGGACCAACGACCGTCTGAGTCGGTATTGAGGTCATAAGTACCAGCAGTAGAGAGATCTGCATGCTGGGCACCATTCTTAGCACTGGTGTAGATGCTGCGAATAAGTTCACGGTTAATTTCAGTGAGAATCTCGCTTGAAAGGATGTTAGCGAGTTCAGTCTCTGCATCAAGACCATGAACTGCTTTCAAGTCCTGAGCGAGTTCAGTAGTGTACTCAGCCTTGAGGGCGCGAGTCTTTGCTTCAACTGCAACGCGCTCAATTGTAAATGCCATTTCCTTGAATGTGGTGCTGTCACCCAAACCTTCAGCAGTTGCTGTGAGCATTGCACGGAAACCATCAAGAGATGGTGAACTGGTTGGGTCAATACCACCAGTTGAAGTGAATGCAGCAGCAGTTGCGGTGTTGACTGCACCAGAAAACTTGGAGAATGCTTCCTGATATAGAGCCTCTGCACCAGTCTGATTGTCATAACGGGCACGCATTGCAAAGATAAGACCTGTGGGTGCGCTCATTGGCTGCACACCAGCAAGATCATATGCCATAAGGTTTGGCATGGCACGACGTACTAGAGAGATAAGTACTGGGTCATAACCAGCAAGGTTATTGGCTGAAG